GTATATATAGGCTATAGCGTTGAGTATTTTTTATCGAAATGCTTTGATCTTATAGTAAGCCGGGCGCAATATGAGTTGCACAAGGACGTTACGGGCGATATCAGGTCTGCGCAACAATATTTAGCAGACTTTAAAGAACAGCTTCTTAGCCATGACTTAGAAACATCTAAACAAAATTGTGAAGGACATATAATAGCAACTACATTTTAGAAAGGGCAAAATGTGACTTTAATAAATATAGCACCCTACAGCCCGGATAATGCCACTTTAAGTGGTCAGTATAGTGCATATGTAAAAAATGTTTTAGTTGGACAGGATTCTTATATGCCTTTTCCATCTTTAGAGAAAATAAGTGAAGTACAGCCAAATAAAATATACGGTGCTATCGCTTTTACCGACCTATTTGGTAAGGTAAAATTCTTTATAGGAACAAATAAAAAACTATTAATTTTAGATGGTTATGGTTGGAAAGATGTAAGCGCTCAGGGTGTAGAATATAATGCAAGTAAGGAGGCGCCGTGGAGTTTTGCTTTATTTGGTAAATATATTATAGCTGTAAATGTAAATGATAACCCACAAATTTTTGAGGTTGGGCATAGTAATAATTTTCGTGACCTTGGCGGAAAACCACCACGGGCTGGTAAAGCCGTAGTATGGGGCGATTTTCTTTGCCTAATGGGATTACCAGATGCTCCAAACAGGGTATTTTGGAGCGGCTTAAATAACATCGAATGTTGGACACCGCAAAAAGAAAGTTGCGATTATCAAGATTTCCCAGAGGGCGGTACAGTACAAGGTAGCTCGCAAGATTCAAATCCAATAATATTTTTAGAAAATGCTATATATTATGGTCAATTTTTACCAGGGTCAGACATTATATTTAGTTTTAAAAAAATATATGGTGGTCAAGGCGCAAAATTCTCTGGCTCTATTGTTGGTAGAGGGCAAAATATATTTTATGTTGATAATAAAGGCTTTTTTCAAATTAACGGCGCAGGAGAAAATATACCTATAGGATATGGCTATATTAATAGAACAATATTTGAAAAAATGTCTGGTACTTCGGAGGCAGTTATTGCAAATATTGAAGCTGTAATAGACCCTTATGCAAATAGAGTATATTGGGCAATAGATTATGATGGCTCAGGAAAATTTACAGAGATTTTAGTATATGATTGGCAGAATGCCGTTTGGAGCCGTATTGAAATAGGTATTAGTTGGATAGTACCGATGTACAGTTTGGGCTATACATTGGAAAGTTTAGATAATATTTCAAAAGATATAAATAATTTTCCGTATTCTTTTGATGATCTTCGTTGGAAAGGTGGATATCCACTATTAGCTGCTTTTGACAAAGATGGATATTTATGCAGTTTTACCGGCAAATCTATGTCTGCTGTAATAGAAAGCCAAGAATTTAGCACAAGCGATGGTACTATGCAGCTTTTATCACGGGTAAGACCTATTATAGATAGTGATAAATTTACAGTTACCATAGGAAAAAGACAAAACTTTGATAAAGCTATACAATGGACAAAAGCTTATTCAGCTTCACCACATACTGGCAGTGTAGCAACATATATAAGAAGCAGATATTTAAGATTTAGATTAAATATTAATGAGGGCGCAAATTGGACGCATATGCGGGGATTTGATGCCATATTTTCTTCATCTGGCAAAAAATAACATAAAAGTGAAATAGATGTATAAGATATATAACACTCATAAGTGGAGCTATGAACAAATGCGCCCTTATAGTGAAGACTTAACAAAGGCAATGAAAAAGTTAGAAGCAAAATTTCCTCGAGATATAAATATAGAAGAAGTTGCTTATGAAATAGCAAAAGGACAGCAAAATTTATGGTTGATTTTAGATGAAAATCAAAAATTTTGTGCTTTTTTAACTACAGAACTTAGTAGAAATTTAAAAGGTGAAAAAAGACTAACACTTTGCCAGCTAGGAGGCAATGGCGGCGCTGGCTTAGCTGATGTTTTACCTAATATAGAGCAATATGCAAAAGAAAATAACGTAAAAGAAATATTACCTATTGGCCGTATAGGGTGGCATAAGCAGTTAAAATCTCACGGTTATAAACCATTAATTTTAAAATATAGAAAGGAACTTATCTATGGGTAGTTCAACTTTTGGAAAAGGAACTAAATCTAATAATAGCAGCTATACGCCGCCTGATTGGGCTCAACCTTTATTTAAAAAAACCGCATCAGATTTATTAAGGCTTTATAATAATGGGGAGGGGGGAAATGTTTATAAGGGGCAAAGAACTGGTGATTTGAGCGACACTACAAAAAATTCTATTAATGGTTTATTAGATACCGCTAATAGATTCAATAATGGTTATTTAAATAATTTAGTAAATCAAAAAAGCTCTTCAGAAAATAATTTAAGCGATTTAGCTTCAGGTAAATTAATAGGTAATAACACAGCCTTTAAACAAGCACTTAATAATACATTAGACGATGCCGCTACAACAGTAAACAGGCAAATGAGTGGCGCTGGGCGGTATGGTTCTGGTGCAAATAACGCTATTTTGGCAAATAAGCTTGGCAATATAGCACAAAATGCAAATGCCCAACAATATAATCAAGACGTAAATAATATGATGCATGCAAATTCGCAAATAGATTCTTCGCGAATGAATCAAATTGCAAATTGGACAAATTATTTAAATAGTAAGGGTAACGCTTATAGCAAATCTTTAAATGGGGGACAAATATTAGATAAAAACCAACAAGATAAATTAAACTCTGACAAAGACCAATGGGAAGAAAAAGATAATAAGAATTGGAACCGATTAAAAATGCTTGAGCAATTATTAAATAATACCGCAGGGCGATATGGCAACACTAATAGCACAACGCATAGCACAAATAATATGTTAGGCGGTATCGGCGGTATGTTGAGTAAATTAATAGGTAAATAGAGTTTGAAGGTTTAATAATGAGTTCGATTTATGATTGGTCGCTAGAAGCAGATAAAAACGCAAATAGCGATGAGATAATTAACTGGGAACATGGTCAGCCCCCAAGTTCAGTAAATGGTTCTGCGCGCTCAATGATGAAGCGTATAGCAGAATATATAAAAGATTTAAGCGGCACCGTACAAGCTTCAGGTGATGGCAATGAGGTTAGCGTAAATTTATTTTCAAATATAAGCAAATATCAAGATGGGGTAAGGTTTTATTTTAGACCAAATATTACTAATACTAAAGCAATGAAGCTTAGAGTTGGCGCGTTAGCTTTGCTTCCAGTTTTTCAAACTAAAGATAATGGGTTAAGTCTGCTTGATGTCGGGGCATGCCAAAAAGATGGATTGTATGAAATAATATATAGTTCTAAATTAGATAAAGATGGCGGCGGTTGGTTTATTACAAATCCAACCCGCTCTCCAAAAAATATATCTTCTATACCTCCTGGGGTTATTATTCACTATAGTGATGCCGCATACGATAAAGAAGGATGGCTTATATGCGATGGTACTAATGTTAGTAAGGCAAAATATTCTGCTTTATATAATATTATAGGTGATAAATGGGGGGCCTCTAGTAAAGGACCAGACTATTTTGCCGTACCAGATTTTCGGGGTGTTTTTTTACGTGGCTTAGATAATGGAAAAGGTTTAGATTCTAATAGAGAATTTGCTAGCTTCCAAGCTAGTGCAAATAAAGCTCATACTCATAGTGCTACATGTAATGAGGCCGGAGAACATAGCCACGATATGTTGCAAGAATCGCCTGATGACAACCCAGGCGCCGCTTATCCTAATTTTCAAACTGGCCCTGGCAAATATCTTACGCTTGAACCACCTCCTATAAAAGCAGCTGGTACGCATACACATGATATTACAATACAAAATGCTGGCGAGTCTGAAGCTAGGCCATGTAATTATAGTGTTTTATATTTAATAAAAACATAGTGAGGTTGCTATTATGAATATTTATGATTGGAGTATAAATGAGGCATTAAATGCTAATAGCGACAATGAAATAAACTGGAAAATTGGCCAGTTAGCTGGTTTTACTAATGGTTCAATGCGTAAAATGATGCAGCGCTTTATGCAATATACTAAAGATTTAGCGCCGCAACAAAGCTCGGAACTAGCCTCACAAAATGGCTATCAAATAGAAACTACATCAAAATTAAAAAAACCTTATACCGGGTTACGCTTTTATATATTGCCTCACCGTAATTCCTGCGAAGGTGATAGTTTTAGTGTATCGAATGTAACACCACATTCTATTTATTTATATAATTTAAAAAAAGCCAATTATGATCCAATTAAAAAAGATCAACTAGTTAAAGGGGGGTGCTATGAAATGCTTTTTTATGAATATTTACCAGGCATCTCAACAGGAAAAAAAGGCGCTTGGGTTGTAGCAAATTTTTACTATGAGCAACAAGTTTCAACATGTCCTATAGGTACTGTAGTGGCATATGCTGAAGATAATATTTTACCAAAAGGCTGGGCCTGGTGTATTGGCACAGCTGTTGAGAAAGCAAAATATAAAGATTTGTATAAAGCTATAGGCGATAAATGGGGGCACTCAGAACACCAGAATAAATTTATGCTACCAGATTTTCGCGGAATATTTTTACGTGGTTTAGACCCCACAAATAAGTTTGGTGACTCTAAAAAAATAGGCGAATTTCAAGATAGTTGTAATAAAATTCATAATCATAAAGCTAATGTGAGTTCTGCAGGTGAGCATATTCATGCTTTTTTAGAACAGCTTGCAGATCCAGATATACCTAATGCTAGATACCCAATATATTATCAAGATGAGCAAGCTATTTATAAAGATAATGGTACGACAAACGGTCCTATAAAAAACTCGCCTTCCCATATTCATGAAATAAATCTTAATGCTTCGGATGATGATAAAGATATGCGACCTGTAAATTACGCAATTAGCTATATCATAAAAATGAGCGATTAAAAATGGAACAGAAAAAAGCAAATATAGCTACGCCTATAAGCGGTATAAAAAACCCCGATAGCGTAAGATTTATGCTGTATCACAACGGTAATTTATCTCATGCCAGTATGAAAGAGGTTTTTTCGAATATAGATAAAAGGTTAGATGAGCTAGAACAAAAATTAAAACAAATAGAAGGAAAAAACTAATGCAAAGAAAAATTAGCCAACTCGGTTTACAAAAATTAAAACAATTAGAAGGTTGTCGCTTAAAAGCATACCAAGATACTGGTGGAATTCTTACTATAGGCTATGGACACACTACAGCTGCTGGCAACCCTATTGTATATCCAAGTACTATTATTAGCCAATCTCAAGCAGAAAAAATTTTGAAAAATGACTTAAAACAATATGAAGAAGCGGTAAATAATAATGTAGAGGTAGATTTAACCTCTACCCAATTTGATGCCTTAGTTCTGTTTTGTTACAATGTTGGTGTAGCCAATTTTTGCCGCTCTACTTTGTTGCGTAAATTAAATGCAAAGAAATATGAAGCTGTACCGCAAGAATTAATGAAATGGACAAATGTTAAAGGCAAGTTATGCGCTGGTTTATTGCATCGCAGAACCGCAGAAATAGTGTTATGGAACGCTGAAGCTTCTATATCAATGCCTCCTAAAAATAAACTAAGACAAATTATTTCTATATTGGCTCCATTAGGTGGTATAGCGGCGGCTATAGCAGATATGATAGCTCAGTCAACAATATTACAAATAACTTTGGCTGTGTGTGTAATACCTGCTGCCCTGTTAGCTTTGTACTATTATTATATATATAACAAACAGGTGATTTAATGCGGGTAGCTGTTTTCACATATATAATAATACCAGTAATTATTTTTTGCAGTGGGTATATATGTGGCTCTAAGAATAGAACCATTGTTTCTATTCAATCACAACTTGATTTTTATCATAAAGAAAGAAAGCTTAAAAATGATATACAAAGCATGTCTGACTATAATATTTGTTTGGCTCTTGGCGGGCTGCGCAATACATGCAGGATCCTTAAGCCGCAAAGCAGCTATAATAGTACCATTAAAGTTAAGTGA